GGTAGCGTCAGTTACCTGAGTAACAAGATCAAGGAAACACAAATTATGTCAAAAGTTATTAAACCAACTCAAGCTTATATCGACGAAAGTCGTGCAAAGGTGCTTCTCGAAAAGTGGGGTCCAGTACTCGACTATAATTCGGACGCCGTTGCACCTATCGAGGATGATCACACACGTCTCAACACAGCCATGCTTTTGGAAAACCAAGAGTCCTGGTGTTTGACCGAGGCTAATGTGGCAGGATCCGGTGGTTCGTTTGGCTCACATCAAGGTGGTGGTAATCATGGAGGGGCTTTCCCCAACTCTGATCACTACGCTCAAGGTGATGCTAGACTCCCCAAGATTCTCATCCCGATGATCCGTCGTACATTCCCAGAGTTGTTAACTAATGAACTCGTCGGTGTGCAACCCATGAGCGGTCCTGTAGGACTCGCTTTTGCTTTGCGCTACAAGTACAGTGACAAGATGCTAGGTGAGACCAACAGTAATGGTAAGGACGGAGTTGCTTCTGCAAACTCTGGACCAGCTGGTGCTGCTGGCGCTTATTCTGATGCACATTCCGCGGTGAATGACGGGAACTATAATCCCGGTAACAACACCAAGGGTGAGCTCGGATACCAGTATCTCGACACACGTTTCACCGGATCAACCAGCACTGCTCTTAAAGGAAGTAACATTTCTGTCACTTCCGGTAGTTTTGGTTTGTCCGCAGGCAAAGGAGACGCAGCCTGGTCCGCTTTGGACCAAGACGCTGGTGTCGCTGCTCTGCTCGGTGATTTCGAACTTGGAAGCAACATCCCAACCATTGAAGTGAGTTTCGAGAAAACAGCTGTTGAAGCTGGAACTCGTAGACTTGCTGCCAACTGGAGCGTGGAACTCGAACAAGATCTGAAAAACATGAACGGTATCGACATTGATACGGAACTCACGAATGCGATGAGTTACGAACTTCAAGCCGAAATCGATCGTGAGATGATTGTTCGTATGATTCAAACCGCTCTGCAAGCTGGCAAAGGCCATGGTTACAGCGGATGGTTTGCTGAAACTGCCGACGGACGTTGGATGGCAGAACGTAACCGTGATCTTTACGCTAAACTCATTGTAGAAGCTAATCGAATTGCTATTCGGAACCGTCGTGGCGCTGCCAACTTTATTGTTGCTAGCCCCGCAGTTTGCGCAATTTTGGAGATGCTTCCCGAGTTTACATGGATGCCTGTTAATGGTTCCGTCAACACACAACCTGTTGGCGTTGCTAAAGTAGGCAACCTAGGCGGAAGGTTCAACGTTTATCGTGACACTCGCACTGAAGCACAGTCCCAAATGGGTCTGCGTTCTACTCAGGTCGAGTATGCCCTGTTAGGTTATAAGGGTCCTGAGTTTTACGACACAGGTATCATTTATTGCCCGTACATTCCCGTTATGGTGCAACGCACCATCGGACCCAACGATTTCAGTCCTCGTGTAGGTCTTCTGACCCGCTACGGTGTTGTAGACAACATCTTCGGTGCAGATCTGTACTATCACGTGGTATTAGTTGGCGGTCTCAAGGGTGGCTTGTCAAGTTCACATCTTTAATAGGATAGTGTAGTTGACAGGTTCGTCGATTCGAGCCTTAGAATGTTGAAATGATATATACATTCTAAACATTTTAGCACCGGCCTTAGGCCGGTGCTTCTTTGTGTTCGATCTCCACACTATCTTTGACCAACTTGGCATCAACTTCGATCGGAGCTTGATGGTGAAGGATATACTTGGCCAGTGGTGTCTGAAGCAGCGATTGTATGACCCTCTTGAGAGGTCTAGCACCAAACTTTTTATCAAACCCGGTGTCCAACAAAAGAGTTTTGACTTTAGCAGACACTTTCAATTTGACTTGTTGCTTCTCCATTCTCTTGATGAATTTGTTGAGCTCGTTGTTTAAAATTTTCTTACACACCTCTTTGCTGAGACTGTTGAATATCACAATCTCATCCAATCTGTTGATAAACTCCGGTTTGAGATGAACT